CCATGATGTCGGGCTTGCCACTTTTGTGGAGATCTTTGTCCACATCAATGGCACGAACCCAGCCTTGCTCATCTGGATTATGATCTGACTTGCGAGCAGCGTGTCGGGTATCACCGATCCAACCATCCGATGTGCGGTCACGATCTGGGAACGAGTCATCGAACTGTTCGCGTAGCTGTATAGCAGCCTTAGATAGTCTTGGCTTCATTAGCCTTTAACTCATCGTATGTGCTTTTAAGCATGGATGTGAACTCACCATTGCCACGATCAATGATCGCATGAGTCTCAATTCCACCTAAAACTTCTACTTCTATAAAGATTACTTTGTCCATGTTATATCTCCGCATTCAGTGCGACAAAACCAGATGTCGAGTTGTTTGTGATTAGGAATAGAGGACGATAATTAGTTAAACCGCTTGCAACATTGGCAGTAAGTGAAGTCATATTCTTTGATGCGTTAGCGATGGTAAGGCTTGTTACTGTCAAGATTTGAGCAGCACCGACATCGTAAGTAGCCAAAGTTGAATAATCAACGCTGGTTGGTGAAATACGCATTGCAACAGGTGGTAAAAATCCAAAGCGTGTTTCAGTTGTGCTTGCTGCTAAGCCTGGGGCTAGATACTGGTATGCATTGTCTCCACCTGCGCGGAAATAGTAACGCTGGCAAGCTGCTAATTCTTCTTCGATTGTTCCAGCGTAAGTCTTAAATGGTGTGGCTACTGAACCGATCTCAATTTGTACCCCAGTTACTTCATAGTAATCATTAGCCCCTGCTGTGCCTGTTGGAGTGGACTCAAAATAAACGCACATTTCGGTTGCTGATGATGAAAGCGTTGCTGTTCCTTGAAAGCGTTGCCAAGTGGTTGTAAGTGTTGCTGATACTGTAATTGGAGTTGCAGAACCTGTGTATCCACTAAATAGGTTCTGGTCTGTTCCTGTACCTGTTCGCACCTGTGCGGACAATGCGCTAGAAGTTGGCGAATAATTTGCACCTGCGCGAGCATAAAAGGAAAAGGTGACAGTCTTTCCAGCATAAGGAATTGAATTAACTGTCTCAAACATATTTGCTAATTGCATAATTCCAGTTGCAGATGAACCGCTATCTCGCTGTGCTCTTAGGCAATACTGAATAAAAGGCAGATTAGTAGTGTCGTTAGTTGCTTGACGGCTGAAAGTGTGTGGTGTGTTTCCGCCTTTATACCATCTATCTGCGGTGTATGCGCTTGTAGCCGTAAATGAAGTTCCACGCTGCCACACCTGAAATGCAGAATTGAGAACTGGATTGGCATTGACTGGTGCTTGATAGCGCAAGCCTGTTGAAGTGGAACTATCTGCTACGAGAGTCTCGCCATTGTTGCCCACTGCTAGGCGTGCAGGTGTGTCGTTTGCACTAGCTGCGATTAGATCGCCCTTAGCATCAACGATTGAGTTCTGGATAGCGTTGCTGTCATCCTGTGCAACCCATGAGAAATCCATGTCTGTGTTAGATGCCTTAGCAAGCACTTGACCAGTAGTGCCACCCTTGAGATCGACCAGAGAAGCATCGATAGAATCGCCTAGTGTCTCAATGGCTACTGCGCCATCCTTGACTAGGTCAGTACTGGTTGGTACTGCCCAACCAAAATTAGGGGTTGTTGTTGCCATTAGGTTAGAGCTCCGATCGCTTTAGACCACTGTAGTGTACCATTTACGCCACTCCAGATGGTGTTAGTTGGAATTACTGTTGCCCATGTCGGGGCTATAAGTGAGAAGTCTGTTGGTGAGACATAGATAGTCGCATCAACAAAAGTTGGTGTGGCTCTCATAGAGATACCCTCTACAAAGCCTGAGAAGTACCCCTCGAACATGTTAAAGGGTAGGTTAGTAATTACTACTGGCTCGCCAAAGAATAGGTTAATTAGGTCATCTCTAAGGGCATTAGGCATCAAAGGATTGTCAAGTCTGAAAGTAATCTGATCTAGCTGTGTTCTAGGCGTTGAGCGCAAGGCTAGATCGCGCTCGATGATGTCCTCGATATCTGCCAGAAAGCGGATATTGGAATCGAATGTTCTTTGGTAGCGACCATAGGTAGTGATAGAAGCATCGTCTGTGGCTGAATAGGTGCTGCCATAGTCATTGCCATAACGCACAATCTCGCTGTTGCGGATCTTGCCAATCTGGAGAATTGACTTCACGCTGGCAGGGGAAGCATAGTTGCCATCTAACTGGGTTGAGCCATTAGCTGCTAAGTAGTTGCTTCTATGATCCGCATCTGCATATGAGATGCGCCCTTGCTTGTCCTCGTAGAGCGTTCCGAGTGCGCTGTCTGCTATCTGCTGGACTAAAGTCTGAGTGTTGCGATCAGCAGCTGGAAGATTGTCCATCTGATACAGACCAGTATCGATCTCACCTAATCCCACATTCTCAGCATTAGCCCATGTAGTAGTTGGATCGTAATTGACCCATTGAAGGGCAGGTGCTACCTCGATCCATTCATTGACTAACAGTTCCTCTAAGATAATAGCAATCTGTTCACCATCTAGATTGTGTGCCACAGAATCTGTGTAGATGGCTTTAGGCAGTTTAGCCAAAGCACCAACTGCAAGGATTGACCCGAGAGTTACATAGCCTATTTCTTCTGGGCTTCTGACTGAAGTTGAGAAGTCTGAGACTGTGCCACCGAATACAGGCACATAAGTGCCACCGCTATCTTTAAGCTCTAGAGTCAGAGAATCTGTAACATCGATGTCAAAGAGTGCATTGGTCGAGTTGATGATGTCCATGCGAGCATAACCTGCTTGGCATTGGCGATCGATGTCAATGCGACCTGTAGTAAGACTTACCCCAGTTACATTGGTATAAACAGTCGTTCCGACTGTGATGCGCCACTCTGGAAGCCATGTCATACGGCTAGAAGTCCTGTGGAGCTAGTGCCTCGCTGATATGACTGACGGATCACATCTTCTACAGCTCTAGCGATAGCCTCTGGATCACCGACTCCAGTATTGACTGTGATGTTTGTACCGCCTGAGCCACCGCCAGAACCGCCTCGGTTCATGTAAGGGCTATAGCCACCCAAGTCACCGACTGAACTTTGGTAAGCAATGAGGTCGCGTAGATCTTGAGCATTCTGCATATCTAATAGATCTGCGAAAGCATTGGCACGAGCTGAGGCTGCATCTGCATATTCAAGAATAGCCTCAATAGATCCGCCTGCTGTCGTGATAGGCGCGATAAAGTCTCCTGCTGGAATGCCTGAACCTAGTGATCCGCTTGTCGGTATCTTTGCTTTACTTTCTGTATTGGCTTTAGAAAGCAAGTCCAGCATCTCTCGGATCTTAGCCAGTGCTGCATCTAAGTTGCCTAGATTGATTAGATCGGCTGGCTTAAGACCTTCAAGGATAGATTTAATATCTTGGAGCTTTACATTCTGACCAGACAGTGCGTTAAAGATTTTGACATCTTCATTAAGTCTCTTGGTTGCAGCAGTAATGGCTGCTTCATCTTTAGCAGCGATAGCATCTTCTAGATCTGAGATCGACTTCTTGATGTTCAGGCGAGCCGTGTCATTGGCAATCTGTAATCTTTGAGTGTCTGTTGTGGATCTGGCTAACAGCTCTGCTTGATTCTGTAGAGCTGCTGCATTCTGGATCTTCTCCATGTCAAAGACTTCTTCACCCTTGCCAAGAGCAAGGTTAGCCTTATCAATAGCCAGTTTTAATCTAGCAGCCTTTAATGCTTTTATTTCTTCTGCTGTAAGTTTCTTTTTAGCACCTAAAGTCTTGACAACATACTCAGCTTGAAGTCTGGCTAGATCTGCTAATCCCTGTGCCTGCACACCGCTACCAGCAGCGACTTGACCCATGCCTCTTAAGATCTCTAGATAAGTGCCAAGAATTGGAATCATTCCAACATTCAATCCAGAAACCCCGGGCAATGACTTTAACTTCTCCGTCAATTCGCCAACACCACGAATAACATCGGCAATGTAGATCGCTGTACTTTGCATAGCACTTGCTAGGTTATCGACTGAATCTTGTTCGCCTAAGCCTTTAAGAGCATCGATTAAACCTGTACCGATGATCTCAGAAGCGTTAGCAGCAGCAACACCTAATTTATCGATTGATCCCTGAAAAGTGTTAGCAGACTGTGTTGCAGCTCCCGCGAATGTGGTTTCAAGTTGTCCAATGATATCTTCAAACTTGCCAGCTTTCAGATCTGCCTTTGATATACCTACACCTAAACGAGAAAGTGCAGCATTATTACCCAGGTATGCACGACTTAATGCTCCTGTAACCGATGCTAAATCTTTGCCAGTGGCAGCACTAATGTCTAGGGAAAGATTAAGAAGTCTTTGTGCTTCATTGGTGTTCTGTGTTGCTACCGCTAATGTCTGATATGCAGGACGAAGCTTGTCATCGAGAATCCCGAACTCGCTTTGTAATCTCTGGATGTACTCCTCAGAAGATGCGGCATCTCGACCGAGTCCAACATTCTTAAGAGCTAGGGCTAACTGCTTCTGCGCCTTCTCATCTTCTGCTGCTGCTTTAATCGCAGCTTTACCATAAGCAAGAATCTGCTGTCCACCAAAAGCCAGACCCAATGCCCCTGCCAATTTCTTGACATTCTTGGTCATCTTGTCTGTTGCTGTTTCGGCTTGCTTAAAGCCCTTCTTGCCAGTGAACTCGGCAGCAATGTCAATAATTACATTAGCCATGATTAGCCTCTCACTGTTGCTCTTTGATTAAGTTTAGTGCCTGCTGTTGCAATAGCTTTAAGAACGCCTTGTCTAGCCTTGCCATTATTCTCATCATAGGCACGATAAAGCAAGCGACCTTGCATGCGATCCTTACCTTTAAGAGGTGCACGAAACTTGCCATCTTGATTGAGAACGAATCGACTCTCAGGGGTAACCTTGCCCATTCTTTCGTAGATTGATCCAGCTCTGCTCTTGTTAAATACTTGAGCAAGCGATCTAAATCCTCTGGAGTTAGGTTTTGATGGACTTGTCTTAAAACCAATTTTAGATTTAACCTCAGAAGGATTAAAGGTAGGGAATGTTCCCTCAGACATCTGCCGTGGCAGCCATCCGCTTAACACTTCTCCGCGATCTGGAACATAACCTTTAGCCGATTTAGAAATTGGTGTAATGGCTATCTTGATTTCTTTCTGGGTTTCCTTAGCAAGATCTGGAGCATAAGAGCGCAAAGCTTTACGGAGTTCAATGCCGCCTTTTACGCTTGCTGGCATCGCTCACCTCTTTCGCTTCATCCTTGAGCCCTTGCACTAATGCATCGAGCATGGTCTTGTCTAGATCTAATAACTGCTGTGGCGCGATTCCCAATCTAATGCTTAGCCTAGCAATTAGATAGGTGAACGGAAGATCGCGCTTTAAGCTAAAGGGTCAGAGTCTAATACCTCAACACTCTTAAGTGTCTCGATAAACTCAATCCCGAAAGGCTTAACAGTTTCACCTGACCTGCGTGTTACTTCCCATGCTAACCAATAGACATCGCTTTGCTTTTCTTCATCGCGGAACGCCTTATGGAAGCCCTTTTTAGCGTACTGCTCGAATGAGTACTCCACTGCTGGAGTGATCTCGCCTTCCAATACGCTTCCATCTGTACGAACTATCTTTAGTTTTG